GCCGACGCAGTCATCTCCGGATCGGTCCCGTACCACGTGTTACTCTCTTGCCAAGTAACCGTTTTCTGGTCGAGCCGGGGCTGTTGCACCTGCTGTGGTACACTGTCTACCTCAGTATCCGCTTCCTGTAAAGTGGGTTTGTAGTTCTCCACTTGGTGCAGCTTCAAAGTAGCCCGAGACAGCTTTTCTTGGGCTTCAACGACCTTGTCAGCGTCACCTGACTCGTATGCATCGCGGTACGCACGACGAGCGGCGTCGATTTCATACTCAGCAGTCTGCTTATAGCTGCCAACAAGGTTCTGTTCGCCCTCTGACAGCGTCTTTTTCAGGCGACGGTTCTCTTCCAGCAGGCGTTGGGCGGCGGACAGGGCTTCCTGCTGCTCGCGTTGGACGCGTTCCTTCTCCCGGCGCTCGTCATGCCAGACCTTTTTCATCTGTTTGAGGCGGGTTTTGACCTTGTCGGAGTATTCTTCGAGTTCGTCGTTCTCCAACTCCTCGACAATCTCCTTGGGCATGGGGTCACGACCCCGATCAGCCTCCGGAGTATCATCTACGACGTCAATCTGAGGCTTTTCGTCGTCTTCGCCTTCAACTTCCCACTGAAAGTCGTCGTCACTGGGCTTGGTAGCCATTTTTCACTCCTTTGTACGGGGAAACGCCCCCGTTAGGCGCGCGAAATACCGCGTGGGTCTTCAACCACAGCTTCAACGCTGTCGTCGTTGATAAGACGGAACTCTTTACCGTGGATTTTCACCCGGCTACCGGCCAACGGACGGGTCAGGATGAAGTCACCTTCCTTGCACCAAGGGCCATTGGGGAAGCGCTTGGGGTCATTGTAGGCGTCAGGGCCGATTTTCACCACGAACAGCACTGGGGTGGTCAGTTCTTCATGGTATTTGGTGACATCCGCCTTGAACAGACCACTCTCGTACTTCTCTTCCACCTCGGGAACGGCACACAGGATGCGATACCCAGACGGCTCAGGGAGCTGAGTAGCCTTGCGGGGCTCTTCAACTACGATATCTTCGATGGTTTTCAGGGCAGGCAGTTCAGTAAACAGAGTCTTGTCCTCTGTATCAATCATCATCATTCTCCATTTTGTGGGCAATCTCTGCGACGAAGCTGTTAGCCATCATCAACCCACGGATAATGCCACAAGCGTACTTGTACTCACCGTGGTCTTTGGCGTGCCCACGCGCCAAATCTTCCGAGAGGATTTTAATCTCCTCGTTGTTCTTGTTCGCCAGATGGCGGAAAATGTCGTCCATTATTCACTCTCTTCCTGCGCCGGGGTTTGGCCCGACGCTTGTTTGCTCATCATCGCCTCACGGGCGACCTGCACGCCAGTACGCAGCCCTTCGAGCTGCTCCTGTGACGAGATGCGTGCCTTATCCGTTGCCACCTTCGCACCCACGTTGAGGCCAGCAATCTCCTTCTGGGCAGCGATGCGCTCACGCTCGATGTCCAGCCTGTCCGCCTTATCTGCGGCGTCGATCTGAAGCTTCTGAGCCTTCTGCTTAAGCTCCTCGGCCTTGAGTTGCAGCTCAGCCTGCTGAAGCTGCATGACCGGGTCCTGTGCCGCCTGCTGGGCCTGCTGCTGCGCAGCCTCCCCTTGGTTCTTCCTGAGCAACTGCTGGGCAGCGGCAGCGGCAAGGCGTGACACCTCCAGCTCAGTCTTCTCGTCCATCTCAGCATTGGGCGGCGGCAGCGGGACACCAGCCTGCTCTTCCACCTGACGACGATACTCGAACGCCAGATGCTCCTGCATGTGAGCCGTCATAGCCCCCATGATGGCCGAAGCGTTGGGGCTCTGCCCCACCATCTGCTGGATTTTCGGGTCTTGGATAGCCGCCATGTGGACGGCGAGGTGCGCTTCGTGGTCCTGATACAGGAACGCCTTGACCGGCTTGATGTTGAGGATGTCCATGTTCTCGGACACCGGGTCGCGCGGCTTCATCTCGTCGCTGTCAGCCATCGGAATCAGCTTCTGAGCGTTCTTGATGCCCAACACCTCAAGCATCTGCCGATGCAAGTAAGGCATGTCGTAGATGCCCGGAGCCGACTGTGCCAGCTGGATAACCGCCTGATACTGGACGATCTTCTGCGCCATAGTGGCGGCGTTGGGGTCCGACACGGGGATGACATACACCATGTCATAGTCGGCCTTCTTGGCGCGCTTGGGCCCCGTCTCCGGCTTGTAGTTATAGTCGTCCGAAGTGTAGTCGCGGATGATGACCTTGAGGAGCTTGAACTCCTGCTTCATCGCGTAGTGGATGCGCGCCTGCACCGCCGACATTGTCTTCAGGGTGCGCTCAAGAATAGCCAGCGTGGTGCCGACCGGAGCCTGACCCGACATGTCGCTGATCTTCATGTCAGCAGCGCCAGCGAAGCGACGACCTTCCTCTACGATGGTACCCAGAAGGCTGTAGAGGACTTGGCTCGGCTCCTTGTACGGCAGCGGCATGATGTTGTCGCGCATCGTACCTGACGCCACATCGACGTCACGCCACTCAGCCGGAGCGATGGGGGTATCATCGCCCTTAACCCGCAGACCTTTGGTCTTGAAGCCACCGGGGAGGTTGCTCAGCGTGCCTGCATCGACCAGCTGGCGAATAAGACTCGTACCCGACTTGGCGAAGGCACCCACAAGGTGGATGAGGCCGAAGGCATAGAAGCCAAACCCCGGCACATAGCTGTAGTGTACGAAGTGATTGCGCTTAAGCTTGCGCTCGTCATCCGGCTCCCAGTTGCGCCGAATGGACAGAACGGTCTGGGTCGCCTTCTCGATGGTGACCACGTAGGGGACAGCAATCTCGTTCTTGTACTCTTCCTTGGCAAACTCATCGTCCGGAAGCACGATATCGACGTGCATCTCCAGCAGTTTGTATCGGTCGTCAGAGCTGGCTCGGAAGCCCATCTTCTCGGCAATGGCCTTCTCTACCTCGTCGAACGTATCGGTAGGGTCGGACATCTCGACGTCACGGTAGAAGCCAGCGGCTTGTAGCTTCCTGATTTCATTGGGCGTTTTGCGCAGGATGTGAGTGACGCGCTCCGCCGTCTCAAGGTTGGAAGCACCATAAGGCACCACCACGTCCTCGGCAGGGATATACATAGCCGTCTGACGGCCAAGACTCGGGTCGTAGTACACCTTCTTGAACGCGTTGCCCGACAGGCCAAGGCCCCACAGCATCCGCTCATGCTCAGGCCGATACTCAACCATGACGTCGGTGAGCTGGTAGTTCATGTCCGCCTGCACGCGCTGCGATGCATCGCGCTTCTCTGGCGTCTCTTCTCCGATGATCTGCGTCCGCACCGGCCCCTGCGCCGGGAACGTCTCCATCATGGTCTCAGCTTGGAACTTGACCAGAGCCTCAGAGAGGAGCGGGTGGTACACACCGCAGGCACCGGGCCACGGCTCGGTGCGGTCCTCGACCTTCATCCCCAACAGCTCAAGACCATCGACGTAGGTCTGTATCCAGTCCTTGCGGCTGCTGATGTCCTCGTCAAACTCGCTCAGCAGGTCACCAGCCAGCTCAGTCAGCTGACCCTCGTCCAAGTACTCCGCAAGGTTGTCGTCGAACCTCGGAGGCGTCTCATCCTCTTCCGACTCGTCGCCCAAGTCGATTTCAATCTCGATCTCCAAGTCAGGCTGCGCTGGGTCAGCGTACTGCTCGTCGAGGTTCATCGACGGCTGCATGGCGGTCAGGCCCGTAGGGGCTGGGTTCAGGGCCTTATCAATCGCCATGGGTTACGCCTTTTTCGCGCGGGGCTTGCGGAGGGGTGGGGTTTCTTTAACCGGCTCTGGCTCCGGTTCTTCGTCCACAGGAATACTGTTAGCCGCCGCAGCCGCATCCAACAGTAGCATACCGGCTTTAACAGCGTCGTTGAACGCCTTGCGCTGAGCATCGGTCCACTCGGTCCACCACGTTCTCCATACTGGAATGAGAGGCTTCATAATCAGTAGTATCCCTGCTTGCGTGGGCTTCTGAAATACAATGGTTCGTCTTCTGCGTCTAGCGTAGTAGATATATAGCCTCCACGCCGGAACCTGTGCATCGCCATGGAAACGGTATCGACAAAGTCATCGTGACTACCCGCAGGGAACTCAGCCACCTCATCAATGACTTCTTCAGCCCAGCGCGTTGCCGGGGCCCAGACACGCCCAGAGGCAAATATATCCGCAACCGCGTTCAGTCGGCTGATCTTGTCGTTACCCCGCGTCGGGGTGAACTCCTGCACGGGTATCCCCATAGCGCGCATCTCGTAGATGAGCGGTGCCCCTGACGCCTTCTTTTCGATGATGACGCTGTCCGGGTCCCACTCTTTATACTCGTCGATGGCCCACTGCTTGAGCGTGGGGAACTCCACACGGTCGCGCGAACCGTTCAGCAGAATAATATTGGCTTGGTCCACACCGTTATCGTCGGGTTGGTAGAACACACCCCATGTGGTCTGGGCGGAGTAGTCCGCTCGCTGAGTCTTCTCAAAGGCCGTATCCCACGCTTGCAGGACGAAGTCGCACTGGGGCGGGGTCTCCCGGTCCCACATCTGCCACCACTCACGCTTAATAATAGCCGCAGACTCCGACACCGGGTTCTGCTGGTACTGGGCCATCCACTTGGAGTTAGGGACGTCGCGCTTAACCTTGAGAAGCTCTTCAAGCTCCCAGAACTCAGGCCACAGCGGGTTGTCCGAGGGGAGAATAGCCGGAAACTCGATCACCTCCCACTCACCAACGCTCTCGTTGGCAGTGGCGTCCTTGAGAATCTGCCCGGTCAGGTCGCGCTTCGACCACCGCGTCATCACGATGACGATAGCCCCGCCCGGTTGCAGACGCTGACGAGGCCCAGAAGTGTACCATTCGTAGGTCTTGTCGTAGATATCCGGGTTCACTTCTGCCAGTGCAGCTTCCTGTTCGCTGTGTGGGTCATCCACGATAAGCACGTCGGCACCCTTACCGGTCACGGCACCGTTGACACCGATAGCGAAGTAGTCCCCGCCCTTACTAGTGTTCCACCGGCCTGCGGCCTTCGAGTCCGAGGCAAGGTTCAAGTCAGGGAAGATGTCGCGGTACACCTCGGTATCGACGAGGTTACGCACCTTGCGCCCAAAGCCCACGGCCAGCTCTGCTGTGTGGGAACACTGGATGATCTTCTTATGGGGGAACTTGCCAAGGAACCATGCGGGCAGGAGGTAGGAGGCGAACTCGGACTTGGTATGCCGGGGCGGCATGTTGATGATGAGCCGCTTGCACTCGCCGTTAGCAACCCGCTCGAACGCATTAGCCATCTTGGCATGGTGCCGGCCAGCGATGAACGTCGGCCAGACTTCCTTCACAAAGGCGAGAAAGTTCTGCTGGCAGAGTTTCTTCTTCTTAAGCTCAGACAGCTTCTCCAGTTCAGCCAGCAGCCGCTCCTGCTCATGCAGTGGGAGCATAGGCAAGATTTTAGGTATATCTTTGAGGGAGATAGACGTCATTAGATGTCGTCGTCTTCTTCGTCGGGGCCTTCGTGGAAACCAAACTCTTCGTCTAGAGATACGCCAACAGGGGTAACGTCGATAACCTCGGCGTCTAGCAGGCGCTTGACCCGCTCCTTGATGGCGCTTTCGAGCGCTTCGGGGCTGTTATAGTTGATGTTGATCTCACTGCGCTGGGTGAAGAGGGAGATGTCCGAGTGCTTGCCAAGGAGTTCGAGAGCCTTCAGTTCAAACTTGGTCTCGCCGCAGTTCGCTATCTCTAGCAGCTTATTGGTAAGGGCGGCGCGCACTTCGCCAGCGTCAAACGCCAAGTTCTTACCGTACTGTTGAAGAAACGCCTTCGCACCAAGAGCTGTCGCATAGCTCGCTAGGGGAGCCACATGCTGGCCCTTTATCGCTCCTTCGAGGAGCGCCTTCTCCCGGTCGTACGTCGCCGGGTCTACCTCCAGTGGGACACCCATGTCTTCCAAAAAGTCAGCGGTATTAGCTGCCGCCACCAGCTCATCCATGAAGCTGGGGGTCTCAACGTCTTCTGGGCTGTAGGGCAGAGGGACGGAGTTCGTCGGGGTCAGCTTAATCTTGGGCACAGGCGCAGCGTCCGGTTTGAGGGATGCAGACCTTACTTATAGGGGCGTATGGGGGTGCGTGTAAAGCAGGAGGTGTGGGTCCCATGACGGGGGCTCTGCGTAGTAGAGGGGGGTGGGGGTAAGTGTTTGAAAAATATAGGGGTGGGGGGTGTTTGATTTGGTTTTGTAAGGGGGGTGTTTCCTAGGGAACGTGATCGGCAGTGCGAAATAGTATGTATATAAAGGCGCGCGGACTTACTGTGCTTTGGGGGTGGCCCCCCGGTGGGGGTTCCGCCTTGCCTCCTTCGCACCCCCCGCCCTTGTCACGGATTTACCCCCGCTATGCCCCTGATATTGTACGGGAAAAATCAGTGTACACGTGTACAGTGATGGCATTGCCCTGCCTTGACACTCTCTAACACCTCGGGCAGAAGAGAGGGGCAGGGGGCATTCCGCCCACCCGCAAGTGCCATAGAGAGGCAACACACAATGAACGTCACCGAGATTAAGACAGCTTCCCTCACCTCGGAGGAAGCCGCCGCCGCGCTGGCGGTTGCCGCGCAAGCCGCAATTGAGGGCGATAGCCAAATAAAGGCAGGCAAGGCTAAGGGCGCATCAGCGGAAGCAGTGATGATTGCAGGGTTCAGCGACGATAGCGTTGCATCCCGTGAATGGTCCTTCGATATCACTGCCGGCAATGGCGACGTGCACCATCACGTTGTGACAACAGGCTATGCCGAATTCGGCACGGAAAGCGCCGCATGGGTGCTGAACGGGCAGGGGCAGGTGAGCCGGGTTGCACAGGGGGCATACAAGCGGGGGTTTCACCGGGCTATGTTCGCCCTGCCTGATGCCGTGCCGGCAGTGTGGACTATGACTGGCCGCGCCGTTGCGCTGGCCACTGCTATTCGGCAGGAAGGCATGACTGCCCGCATTGAGGGCGGCGC